CATCCTAGACTGGGTAGCCGAAGGTAACACTATTCAGCCTGCGGACAGCGTGGAGTAAACCATGACTGATGATCTAGAACGGCGGGTAGTAAAACTAGAGTACATCACTGAAGGTCATCAGGAAGAACTGAGTGAGCTAAAAGATACCAGTGAAGAGCTTAGGCGCACACTAACTGGTATCCAAGCTACCCTATCGCAAATCAAGTGGATTGCTATGGGAGCAGGCTTGATGTACTTCGCTGACTCCTTTGGTTTGAGTGCTTTATTCAAATTACTTTGAGGAATGGCTAGTGGAGCAGAAAATAACTCAGGCTGTGTTAGGTATAATAGTTGCCATGATGATGTGGAACTTCAAGACACTAAATGACCTACAACTACAGATGGTATCCGTAAAGAATCTCCACGCTAGTATGGCAGACATCAACGAACTAAACATCAAGATTAAAGAGCTTGAGTGGAAGTTGATGCGGGACTCAATGGAAAAGTAAATGATTCAGTTGATTACAGCATTATTGCCTACACTAAGTAGAGTGTTAGACAAGGCTATTCCTGATAAGGATATGGCTAAGAAGATTGAAGCAGACTTGCAGAAAGAACTGATAACTAATTCACATACAGAGTTTCAAGCGGCGGCTAAGATTGTACTAGCAGAAGCACAAGGGTCATGGATTAAAGGTAACTGGCGTCCCTTGACAATGCTAACTTTTGTTGGTTTGATTGTAGCACACTGGCTTGGATTTACACCAGAAAACCTAACAGAAGCAGAAGTATTAGAGTTAATGCAATTAGTGCAGATCGGCCTAGGTGGATATATTGTAGGCAGATCGGCAGAGAAGGTATCACTTAACCTGAAAAAATAAGGAAGCTCCCTAATGGGTAAAGCTGTAACGCTAACCAAACCTCAAATTAACTTCAGTCCTAAGACTCAACAGCAATCGGAGTTGTTCCACCAACTAAAACATAACAACCTACTGGTAGCACTTGGGCCAGCGGGTACAGGCAAAACCTTCACAGTCGCTTCTCAAGCCGCCATATGGCTCGTTGGAGGACACATTGATAGGGTAGTACTGGCAAGGGCTAACGTGCCCACAGGGAAGAGCCTAGGAGCTATCCCCGGCACTCTTGAAGAAAAGCTAGAGCCTTGGGTGTTACCGATGACAGACGTGTTACGTGGACAGATGGGCAGAGCCTACTACGAACATGCAGTTGGTAAAGGGAAGATTGAGACAGTAGCGTTAGAAACAATTCGTGGCCGTAGCTTTGACAATGCAATGATTATGATTGACGAAGCACAACAGTTAACGATGGAAGAGATTAAAGCTATTACTACACGTATCGGAGAGAACTCAGTTCTGGTATTGATGGGTGATCCTAAACAGTCAGACAAGGCTAATGCCACAGGCTTAGTAAAGTTTGTTTCTCTATTAACTAATAATATGATAGACAAAACATGTGTAGTGGAGTTTGACTTGGATGATATTGTTCGTTCAGACACATGCGCTAACATGGTTAGAATGTTTTATAAGGAGGGTCTATGACTCCGTGCAAAGGTTGCAAGACTAAGATGGCTTGTAAGAAAGCTGGTAAGTGTAAAGCAAAAGCAAAGAAGGTGACTACCCGTGGCAAAAAGTCCCGAGCCTACTAACAAGGCGTTATACAACCGAGTGAAGGCTGAAGCCAAGAAGAAGTACAAAGTCTGGCCTAGTGCATACGCATCAGGCTGGCTAACTAAGGAGTACAAGAAGCGTGGCGGGAAGTACAAGTAAGAAGCCTAAAGGTGGATTAACCAAGTGGTTCAAAGAGGACTGGGTTGATCTGAAGACTGGTAAGGAATGTGGACGTAAGAGCGCTAAAGGTAAGAGCAAGCGTCCATATCCTTCTTGTCGCCCCAAGGCAGTAGCTAAAAAGATGACAGCGGCTGAGAAGAAGTCTAGTACTACACGCAAGACTGGCCCCGCTAAGATCAAACACAAGGTTACTGCATCAGGTAAACGGAGAAAGACTAATGCCAAGTAAGAAAGACCCTCGCCTAGAGCGAGCAGGTGTATCAGGTTATAACAAACCTAAACGCACTCCTAGCCACCCAACCAAGTCACACGTAGTTGTAGCTAAGGAAGGGGATAAAGTTAAGACTATTCGCTATGGACAGCAGGGTGTTAAGGGAGCAGGTAAGAACCCTACCACTGCTAAAGAGAAGGCACGTAGGAAATCATTCAAAGCTCGACATGCTAAGAACATCTCTAAAGGAAAGATGTCTGCGGCATACTGGGCAAATAAATCAAAGTGGTAGAAAATAATGCTTGACATTTCGTCAAAAGTATGCTACCCTCGATACTCAACAGTAGGACGGTGAGATGACTTATTTAGATATTGTTAACAACATCCTTAAAAGATTGCGTGAACGTACAGTATCAACAGTAAACGAAAATAGTTATTCAACTTTAATTGGTATTCTTGTTAACGATGCTAAAGAAGAAATCGAAAGTGCATGGGACTGGTCTGCTCTTCGTAGTACTCTTTCAGCTACAACAACTGCTGATGTTTTTAACTATGAATTGAACGGATCACGTAACAACTTTAAAGTGTTAGACGTTGTTAATGATACAAGCAATTGGTTCTTGGATTATCGTGAAGCCCATAAGTTTAACGATTGGTTCTTGAACAGTACTCCTGCTAAAGGTGAGCCTCGTTACTATAGCTTTAATGGTGTTAGTACTGACGGTGATACTCAAGTAGAACTTTACCCTGTCCCTAATGGTGCTTATGACATCCGCTTCAATGTGGTGTTACGTTCATTACCTCTTGTTGAGGATGCGGATAAGCTAGAGATTCCTGCTAAAGCTGTTCAATTATTAGCATACGCTAAGGCTATTGAAGAGCGTGGTGAAGACGGAGCAGTGTCAGCACAGTCTGCTTACGCTACAGCAGAACGTACACTCAACGATGCTATTGCACTTGACGCCGCACGTCACCCTGAAGAAACTATTTGGTATCCAGTATGAAGCCGTTAGTTAGTAGCAGTGTAGCCGCCCCAGGATTCTTTGGTCTTAACACCCAAGAGTCTTCCATTACTTTGGAAAGCGGCTTTGCACTTACAGCAGACAACTGTGTTATTGACAAGTATGGTCGTCTAGGTGCTCGAAAAGGATGGAGCTATCTAACATCAGGCAGTGATGGTGTTAACCTTAAAGGTGCTCATCGCTTTATTGACATCACTGGTGCTGAGACTATTATTAGTTGGAGTGACACAGGCTTCTATAAAGGCACTGGTACTCTAACTGCTATTACTACAACTACTGACAATACGCTTGATGCAGGTAACTGGCAAGCCGCTACCCTGAATGATGAAGTGTACTTCTTCCAGTCAGGTAAGAAGCCTATGGTCTATAATCCTGTTGATAATAATATTATTGACATTGAAGATCATGTCCATCAAACAGGCACTGCGCCAAGTGGTAACACTGTATTGTCGGCTTATGGTCGTTTATTTGTAGCTTCCACAGTGTCAGACAAAATGACTTTGTATTGGTCTGATTTACTTGGTGGCTGTAAGTGGAACACAGGTAGTGCAGGTAGCTTAGACTTATCCGCAGTCATGATTCAAGGTACTGATGAGATTGTAGGACTAGGTGCCCAGAACGGTCAGCTTATTATCTTTATGCGCCGCTCTATCGCCATCTTTGGTGACACTGATAGTGATAGCACATTCAATCCTGCTAACCTACGACTGATTGAAGTTATTAACCGTGTTGGTTGTGTTGCTCGTGACAGCATTCAGAACACAGGTATGGATATTGTCTTCTTGTCTGAAGATGGGCTACGTAGCCTAGGCCGTGTCATCCAAGAGAAGTCGCTACCAATGCGTGACTTGTCATTCAATGTACGTGATGACTTAGTAGCTAACGTAGCAGGTGAAACCAAGGACAACATTAAGTCTGTATACTCAGAAGATAATGCATTCTACTTGTTGTTGCTTCCTACATACAAGCGTGTGTACTGCTTTGATATGCGAGCCCCATTGGAGAATGGAGCATCACGTGTAACTATGTGGGATACACAAACACAGACAAGTATGCTGTCATTACCTAATGATGTTTACTTCACTCAGGCTAACGGACTAGCACGCTACAACGGCTACTCAGACAACAACGCTTCATTCCGTATGAAGTATTTCACTAACTACTTTGACTTTGGTAACTCAACACAAACGAAAATCCTAAAGCGTATTGCTGTAACTGTTATCGGTGGTACAGGTCAGGACTTTGTTATCAAGTCAGGAACAGATTATTCAGACTCTTACCAGTCCCATCCCGCTACACTAGCAACACGTGCAGTAGCAGAATATGGGGTAGCTGAATATAACATTGCTGAATACGAAACAGGAACACTATCAGAAGTTATTCGCTTGCCCACAGGCGGTAGTGGTAGTGTCGTACAGGTAGGCTTTGAAGCTGACGTTAACGGCTCAGAGTTCTCTATTCAAAAGATGGATATTTATATTAAGCAAGGTAGGACTTACTAATGTCAAACTATACTAAGCTCACAGACTTTGCCAGTAAGGACGCTCTGCCTACTGGTAATGCAAACAAAATTGTAAAGGGTACTGAGATTGATGATGAGTTTGAGGCAATTGAAACTGCTATTCAAACTAAGGCAGACAAGAACAGTCCTGTATTAACAGGTACTCCTCAAGCTCCTACAGCGGCATCAGGAACTAACTCAACACAGATTGCTACTACAGCCTTTGTTACTGCCGCTATTACAGCAGGACAGGCTACAGCAGGTACAGGTATTGACATTACAAATAATGTCGTGTCTACTGCTTCTGGTTACAATGGCTTCGGTGCTCGTACAGTATCTACCTCTGCTCCTAGTGGTGGTAGTGATGGCGACATCTGGTATCGAGTGAGTGCATAATGCCTACGTTTGTTAAAGACAATGCCACATTTAAACAAGCACAAGAAATCCTTGTTAAGGACGGTGGTGTTTGGAAGAGTTGTCAAGATGTCTATGTAAATGATAATGGTACTTGGAAGTCTGTTCTATATGAAGCAGGTTTTCAAGATTATACAACAGCTCAGACAGTAGACTTTGTTGTTCCTGCTGGTGTCTTTACTATTAACTACACTATCTATGGTGCAGGTGGTGGTTCAGGTGCATGTAACAACAATGGTGATGCATGGGTAGGCTCTGGCGGTGGTGCTGGTGGTAAATCTACAGGAACTATTTCTGTAACTCCTAGTGAAACTATTTCTTTTGTTATTGGTAATAAAGGGTATGGTGCTTCATATCGTTTTAACTCTAGCTACAGCTATAACCCTAACAACAGCACACTAGGTACAGGTACAGCAGGACAAGCTACTCAAATTAAACGAGGCGCTACTGTATTAGTAGAAGCTACAGGTGGCGGAGCAGGTGCTCAGTATGCATTAGGTGGTGCAGGAGGTACTCCTACTGTAACAGGTACTGCTCCTGCTGATGGTCAAGGTAGCGATGGTCAAGGTGGTCGTGGTGCTAGTCCTAGCTATATTGGTTATGGGTATACTGGCCCTATTGCTGGCGGTACAAACGGTTCAGGAACACCTCCCTCTGGTTATGGGGATGCAGGTACTGGTTATGGTAATGGCGGTGGTCAGTCAGGACTAGGCCGTGGAACAGATGGGCAAGATGGCGCTGTCTTGTTGACTTGGTAAATAGGAATTTATTATGGGATTGTTTTCAGGTATTACTAATGCCTTGTTCGGTAAAGGAGGCTCAGCAGTCTCCGACGAGGCTATTCGAAAAGCGGCTGAGTTAGGCAAGGAAGTTAACTTTAAGCCTTACACTGTCACAACTAGCTTAGGCGGTAGTCAGTATGATCCAACTACTGGTCAGATTACATCATCTATTGATCCACGACTAGCAGGTATTCAGTCTACTGCATTAACAGGTGCAGGTAGTATGTTTGGTCAGGCGGCATCGTTTGATCCTACACAACGTGCTCAAGATATCTTTAGTCAACAAGCGGCTATGCTTCAGCCTCAGTTCGAGCAACAACGACAGCAGATGCAACAAGACTTGTTCGGCTCTGGTCGTCTAGGTATGCGCTTGGCTGGTGGTGCGGCAGGTGCTGGTGAAGGTACTGGTATGATTCAGCCTGATGCATTTGGATTAGGTCTTGCACAACAGCAGACACTTGCAGGCTTGGCGGCAGATAGTCGTGGTCAAGCATTCCAAGAGCAAGGTCAGCTACAAGACTTGGCTACTGGTATGTTGGCGGCTGGTATGTCACCTGCTCAGATGGAACAGAACTTGATTGGCTTGGGTGCTGATGTTGAGACTGCACGTAGTGCGGCGGCATTGGGTAGTGGTCAGCTACAGCTTGATCCTTATAGCCAGAAAGCACAAATGATGTCTCAAGAACGTGGTCAGAATGCTGGCTTCTTTGGCGCAGTAATTGGCGGCGCACTGTCAGGTAGGAAATAATTATGGCTAAGACAGAAGAAATTTATTCAATGTTTGGACTCAAGTCCCCTACTCAGATTCGTAATGAACGGATAGCTCGTGAATCTGCTTTCATGCGAGCACAGCAAGACCCCTTCTCTAAGGCAGGTGCCGCTATTGGTTTGGGATTGGGTCGCCTGTTCGGTGGCCCTAGTGAAGAAGAGTTACAAGCTCAAGAAGCTGAAAAGGTAATGCAAGAAGCTATGGGTGCTGGCGATGGTGAGATTGCTAAGATGGCGGCCATGGCTAATCGTTTCAGTGAAATGGGAATGCCTCAAGCGGCTCTGGGTGCATTGGCTCGTTTGAATGAACTCAAGCAAGCTGAGAAGGATCGACGAGCACTTGAAGCTAAGAGCGCTCGTGACATTGCTGATTTTGAACGTGATCGTTACCAGCAGTATCAAGAGACTCGTCGTGTTCAGGTAGGTGTAGATGCTACTGGTACTCCTATCATGGGCAGTCAGACCTTCACATATCTACGTGATAAAGATAATCCTGATGCACCACCACGCTTACTAGCCGTATCAGATGATACTGGCGCTGGTGGAAGTGTTGACCCTAATGCTCCCGTCCCTGTAACTGGCCCTATTGTACGTACACGTAGTGGTGCTACATTAGAGAAAGCTCCTGATGGTAACTACTACTTGGTAGTGACAGGTACTGAGGGTACGTTCCGTGGTGCTATGGTTTCTGATCCTCGTCTAGTAGAAGAAGAAACAGCTACTGGAGGACGTGGTGATGTAGTAGGTGCTACTCCTTCAACTCGTGGTCAGATGGGACGTAACAATACTGCACGTACCGTAACAGCTCCACAACAAACAAACATCCCTTCTGGACAGGCTCGCCGTCAACGCCGTGAACAGCGATAGGAGCTACACATGCCCATTAAAGTAGAACATCCGGTACTCGGCACTGTCGAGTTTCCTGATGACTATTCGATGGAACAGATTGACAGGGAGTTGTTAGAGATTGGTTCTGACATTCTCCCTGAAGATTCTGCTCTTGATGTATTCATTAACCAAGGCTATGAAGGTCTGACCTCTTCCATTCGTGGTGTTGGTCAGCTCCTTGGTTTGTCTGAACAATCACAAGCTGATTATATTGATGAGTTTAACAATCGTGTTCAGTTAGAACAGAGTCCTGTTGCTGGTTATTCAGGCTTGATTGCAGGTTCTATCCTTGATCCTGTGACGTTGCCTGTTGCATGGTTGAAGCCTATTGCTGTAGGTAGCAAGGTTGCTACTGGCTTAGCTCGTGGTTCTGTTGCTGGCGCGACAGGTGGCGCAATTGAACCTACTTATGACGAGTTTGGTGACAGTCGTTTATTTAACGTAGCTGGCGGTGCTGTCCTAGGTGGTGGTATTGGTGCGGCTGTAGGTAAGTTTGCTCCTCGTGCTATTGGCATTGATGAGCCTACACCTGAAGCACCTACACCTGAAGCACCTCGTGTGATTGACGAGACTCCTGCACAACCTGAAGCACAGATGGAAACTGTTGGTGGTCAATCACCTATGCCAGTTGCCATGCCTCTTCAGCCTACTGTAGCGCCTGCTCCTACTCCTAAGATTAATGATTTACCTACTGCTCGTAGCGTGGCTCTCAATGAAGTACGTGAGAACCTAAGCCTACGTGCTAAGTATACCATGCCTAATGCTGAAGTAGAAAAGGTTCAGCGTAAGATTAGTAACATGGAGAAAGAGATTAACCGAGTTAACAAGGAAGTTCCTTCTGTTAAGGTTGATCCCAATAAGAAGCAGAAGTTCCAGAAAGCTCCTGTAATGAAGAAGCGTGTAGCTCACATTGAAAAGCTAAAGGCACGCATTCAAGAAGAACGTAACAAGCTAACAGCACACGAGCAAGGCTTGCAGGCTAAGCGTGAGTTGCAGGCTATTAAGGCTAACAAAGTTACACCCTTTGTAACCTCTGCTGTTGAGAAACGTGCTGTTGAGTTAGTAGCCCCTGCACCTACTACCAAAGCTCCTGAACCTGCACCTCAAGTAGCCGCTCGTATTGAAGCTGAACAAGAGGCTGTACCTGTAGGCTTTGATCGTCTACCTGATGCTAAGCAATCAATGGGTGCTCGTCTTGTTGATCCTGTTGATCGTATTCTACCTGAAGCTCAAGAGGGCGTTGACCCACAAGAACAGCTACGCAGTGTAACAACAACAAAGAAAGAAAAGCTGACAGAAGCAGAGACTGACACACTGTCTCAAGGCTTTGAAATGTCACACATGGACGTGACTCGTCAGGCTATCCGTGCTCGTGCATCACAGCTACAGTTCAGTGAGTTGATGCCTCGTGGTCGTGGTGACTTTAACTTTGAGGATGCTATTCAGGAAGCTGAAGAGCTGTTGGCTGAGTTGGGTGATGACTACGATAACTTGATTGAGTGGGCAGTAGAGACGTGGCAGAAGAAACAATCATTCAATGCTTATGAACAGATCGTATTCAATGAAGTGATTGTCAAATCAAAGCGTGTTATTGACCAACGCTCTACAGACCTACGAGCACTGAAGCGCCGTGATGAGCTTGACACTCAAGAAGGATTGGATGCGTTTCATGATTTGCAAGTTGCCGCACATATGCTTAATATAGACAGGGCAAACCGTAAGGCTGTATCGAATGCCCTTAGCATTATGCGTGTAACAAACGAAAGACGCAAGGGAATTAACAAGGCTTACAAGAAAGGTCAGATCAAAGACCAAGAAGTAATGTTCTTTAGGAGTTGCTAACGTGGCAGAGAAGATTAAGATTTCAGACGAATGTAAGCTAGCAATGGAAAACACTGCGCTCATGACCAAGGGATTGGAAGGTGAGGAGTTGCATGGTGCTATCAAAGAAGGACTGGGTGAGGTAGGCAAAGCTAAGCGTATCACACAAGCAGGCTTGGAGTATGCCATTAACGGTATGCTCTCAGGCACAATGACTCCTATTGCTAACGCTGTGTCTATCGCTATCCAACAAATCACTCAGCCTCTGATGGTGGCTCTGGGTTCTGTTACGGATGCAATGAAGATTACCAAAGGCAACCGTCAGTTCCGTGATGCTGTTGCGATGGTTCAGGCTGTAATGGAAGGCTTCACTGCTGACACTTACTTCTTCAGTCAAGGCTGGCAGAAGGGTATGCCTCTTGATAATGATGTTTCATTCAAGATGTTTGCCGCTACTCGTGGCATGGATGTAACCAAAGCACGTCAAGAAGTAAACAAGCTTATTGTTAACCGACGAATCGCTAACATGGAAAAGGAAGCGGGCAGGTCGTTCACTCCTGAAGAAGCAGAAGAGATTCGTAAGAGTGCTTTATTCTCTCAAAAGAATGCAATCTCAGAACAAGACATTAAGGATTTCTTTGAAGAAGAATACGACTACGTTCGCAATGCTATCCGTGGCCCTGCTGGCCGTTTCATTCGTATCCCTACACGCCTCACTGTAGGTATCGACGAATATGGTAAGGCTCGTTTCCGTCGCATGAAGATTGCACAGCTAGCATCTATCAAAGCTAGGGAAGATGCCGCCGCAGGTAAGGGTACATACGATGAGTTGTTCAAGAAGTATCAGAAGGAAAGCCTAGGCGATCTTAACACAAAGAATCCTGCTCGTGAAGAGTTGCTAGAGCTGGAGAAGCGACTGGGTAAAGTGTTCGGACAAAGTGAAGATGACTTCATGCCTTATCAAGAGGTTAAAGACTTCACCCTGATGAACACATTCCAGTCTCCGCTGGTAGGTATCCCTAAAGAATTGCAGAAGATTCAGAAGAACAATGCATTCATTAACTACATGATTCCTTTCATCAAGACTCCTTGGAACATTCTGAAGGAAGGCGTCAGCTACACTCCTGTTCTTGGTATTGGTTTACGTCCTAGCTACCGTAAGCTAACAGACCAAGGTTATGTGATTGAGAAGCTGAGCAAGGATGAGATTATCCCTCGTCAGATGCTGGGCTTGTCTATGTTCGCAGGCGTGTACGCCATGTTCGAGGCAGGTAGTATTACTGGTGCACCTCGTGATGGACAGGAAGCAATGGAATGGCGTGCCAAAGGTATCCAACCATTCTCTGTACGCATTGGTGATACATGGGTTCCTTATCAGCGTATTGAACCTGTAGCTACACCTCTGGGTTTGGCGGCTGACTTGTTCCGTGCTCACTATGATTATGTCAATGATCCTAATCCCGATAAAGAGCTGTACGATAACTTCATCAAGAATACACTTATTGGTTTGAAGTCACACATTACCAGTAAGTCATTCATGGAAGGTTTCGCAACACTAACTGAAGTGGTTACTGACCCTGCTCGTTCAGGTGAACAGTTTGCCAGTGCTATGTTACGTCCAACTATTCCAGCTATTGTTAACGAAGCGGCACGACTGACTGACTCTAAGGAACGTCTAGCAGGCTCACCTATCGAAGCATTGCAGAAGCGTATCCCTGTAGCACGTCAAGCACTACCACAAGACTTTGATCCTTTGAGTCCTGAAGGTAGACAGACTGACGTTAACCAAGCAATCACAGGCTTCCCTATTAGGAGTGAGTCTGATCGTAGTCCTATCCAAGTAGAGGCAGGGCGTGTTAATGCTGATGTAGGACGTATCACAGATAAGCTGAAGGGTGTGGGACTGTCATCAGAACAGACAGCTAGACTGCGACAGATGTACGCAGAAGCATTAGAGCCTCGTCTATCTGCTTACATTCAATCACCATTCTATCAAGGAATGTCTGATGCTAAGAAGAAGATGGCACTAGAGAAACTAGCTACTAAGATTAGAGGGGATGTACGTAAGAAGTACACCTACGAGCTATTCAGAACAGACCCTGATGTAGCTCGTAAGATGCGGAACAAGTTGCTAGAGAAGGCAGGACTGCCAGAAGAAATGCAATAACAATAAAGGGGGCAATTAAGCCCCCTCTTTTTTACTCTTCCATTTCTGTGAAGATGTCACCCCACAGGATAGTGAAGAATGGTACTTGTAATACCCAGCCTTCAAAGTAACCCAGCGTTGCTGGTTCGTCCTCTTCAAAGCTAACGCCGACTGGCCTTGATGAAGCTACCTCAATATCCAGACCAAAGCCATTACGCATCTCTACTACGACCATCCCCAGTCTCCTTCCATATTGTCATTTGAATAATCAGTTACTGTACCTTCGAAAAAGTTTTTGAAACTATCACCAGACACAATCCAGTCAAGCCAAGGCAGAGGGTTCTCTTTAACATTCCAGTTCCCTTTGAAGCCGAGTCCGATGAGGCGGCGGTCTGCAATGTAACGAATGTATTGCTTAACTTCTTTAGCTGATAGACCTTCCACGTCACCCATCTCGAACGCCAGATCAATAACCTTATCTTCAAGAGCCACAGCACCTCGGAACATCTCGTAGATATCTTTCTTAAACTCATCAGTAACAATCCTTGGATGCTCGTCACAGAACTCACGGAACAGTTTAGTCATACCATCAGCGTGCATTGTTTCGTCACGAATAGACCATTCAACAATCTCACACATACCCTTCATCTTACCAAAGCGCTGGTAGTTGAGGAGCATAACAAACGCACTGAACAATGACATACCTTCATTCATTGCAGATCGTGCAACAGCCTTGGCCATACCACTCAAGCTGTTCATGTCAATCTCACCCATGTACGCTAGCTTGTCTTCCATGGCTTTGACATCTAGGAAGGCAGTGAACTCTTCCTCTGGCAAACCTAGTGTGTCATTCAA